CCGCTCGAGCAGGCCGTGTGCGACGAGCTAGGCGGTCACTTCCAGCCCGAGCTCCTCATCCCGATGCTCAAGGGCGAGTTCCGGGTGCAGGCGCATCACGTCATCAACGGAGGCCTCGGCGCTTGGCAGTACCGTACGACATCCCTAGCGAGAGATCAGATGCTCCTGGAGCTCAACGCGGCCGAAAAGGAGTACGGGCAGGTCAATTGGATACTCCGCGCTCACGCTCACTATCAGGTCACGATCGAGTTCTCGCCGAGGAAGGGCGCGTCCATCTGTCCCTGTTGGCAAGGGAAGACCGAGTTCGGCGTACGCAAGGGCATGATCAACGTCCCCCGCATCGGGTACTCCCTCCTCAAGATCTACGACGACGGCAGCGCGCATCTCACGTTCCACTCGAAGAAGCTGCTCAACCCCTGCAAGGAGGTCGAGGTCGAATGAGGAAGGTCCGCGTCGTCGAGGAGGACACGATCGTCATCCCCGAGCTCGAGAACGCCCCGGACCGGGAGAGCAGATGGAGGGGATGGAGCGAGCACGACGTCGCGATACTCAGGAAGTATTGGCACGTCAAGCCCGACAAGATCGTCGCGAAGGTGCTCGGCAGGACCGTCGCGGCGTGCAGGGTGAAGTTCCAAAAATTGCAGGAGGAGCTATGAAGCTCTACCTCGCCCACCCTATCCGCTATCGTCACGTCGTGCGCCGGCAGGAGCTCCGCTTCGAGGAGAGATACCCGAGCATATCGTTGATCAATCCGTTCTACGACACCGGAAGGACGGACATCGACCTCATCGACAAGGGGATGCTCGACCGATACGGAGTCGATCCGATCATCGTCGAGAGGGACCTGCAGCTTCTGAGATCGTGCGACGGGCTTCTCGCAGTACCCTGCGGTCATGAATCGTACGGCACGGCGATGGAGATCTCCTACGCCTATCAGTACGGTCTCCCTGTCTACGTCATAGAGAACACTGAGCTCGCAAGACACATATGGATCAGATACCACGCGAAGAGGATATATCGATCCTGGGAAGAGTTCATCAATGATACATCGGGGTGAGCGGGATCAACTTCACATCTCTCACCGCCAACGACATGCGCGTCCTAGCTCAGATAGCAAGAGCATCGGAACTGAGGGAGCAACACATATCCCAAACCGTCAAAGGGATAGTCGCAGCGAGCGAGATCGGCGACGTCAATGTCCGCAGGATCCTCGACCGATTGCTAGAGAGAGGATGCATCGAGCGATCGCCGAAGAGGGTCCTCGTCTCCGGGCAGTACGTATCGAAACGCAGGTCCTCGCAGCACATCTATCGGATCACCCCTAAAGGTGCTGAGCTCCTCAACAAGTTCCGAGGGGATGTGAGGTAGATGCCGAGGAAGAGCATCATCGTTGAGAGAGGACTCGAAGACGATGTCCTTCGACGTCATTTCGATAATGAGCCTGTCCGCGACATTGCGCTACAACTCGGAGTTTCAAAAGATTCAGTCCAGAGATTCTTAACAGACCATAAGGATGCGCGACGAGTGGCCGCAAAGGCCGAGCTCGTGCCCGATTTCAGGACAAAGAAAGACGTCTTAGTTGAGATCACACAGGAGATCGCCAAGGATAGGCTCGGAAAACTAGTCGCTGGGGCCGAGGAGAACTACAACTCATATAAGGACGGCAACTCTGAGGACGACAAGAAGCTGGCCGCATATTGGTTCTCGCAGATGCAGGCAGCTGTCGAAAAGCTCCTTCGCGCATCGGGTGTATATGAGAAGGCCAAGAAGGAGGCCGAGCGTGCCCCAACCGCCAACAAGATCACCGTCACCGTCAATTGGCAGAAGGGGGTCAAACCATCGTAGAAGTCGAGCTTGATCTGGAGATCGATATGCTCGAGGCCTTCCGTGAGGTCCTCACCTGCGACGCCAAGACCAAGGCATTGTATGGAGGCAGCAGCTCTGGCAAGACCCATGCCGTCCAGCAATATGGCATCATCAAAGGCCTTAGCGAACCGGACGATGAGACGCTCGTCCTGATGGAGACAGAGAGCGACGTCAAGGTCGGCATGTTCAAACCGATGTGCGACATGATGGACGCCTACGGACTCTCCTACGATGTGCACGAGTCAGCGCCGATCAGCATAGATCTCCCAAGTGGTCATCGCCTTTGGTTCTCCCCGATCTTCAAATCAAAGGGGAAGGACAGCTCAGAGGCCTTCAAGAAGTTCAACAACGTCCGGCGTGTGATCATAAACGAGGCGACAGCCCTCACTTGGGAGGACCACTTGCAGCTCAAGAACCGCATGGGTAGGACCAAGGCGGCCGAGATCATCTACACATGGAATCCGACCGACGAGTTCCATTGGCTCACCAAGATGTTCGTCACCCCCTTTCTTGAAGGAACGCTCCCTCCCGGCGTGGCGGTCCATCATTCCACTCATTGGGACAACCCATATCTAACGCCTGAGAAGCACCAGGAATACGAGGACCTTATCAACGTCGACACGAACTATTACCGCGTCTATTGCCTCGGCCTTCCGGGAAAGCTCGAGGGGCTGATCTACATCGAGGGAGATCGTGGAAATTGGATCAAGCAGCCGCTCGAACAATGGCCGGAAAAGATACGGTCCGCTCTGCCGGACGGGCTCGGGCTCGATTGGGGGTATTCAGGCGATCATGCCGCGGTCGTTGCCATGTGGGAGAATCCTCTCCAGCGTTTCGTTCATCAGCTGCTCTACAGGCAGAACATGACGGTCAGCGACATCGCTCGCAGGCTGAACGAGATCTTCTCGCAGAACAAATGGCCAAAGGACAAGGTCAGGATATTCTGCGACCCCTCCAGGCCCGACAACATGGAAGAGCTCCGAAGGGCCGGGTTCAACATCCCTGACAAGACGATCAATGACATCTGCTACGGCATAGACATCGTCAAGGGGAAGAAGGAGATCATCAGCGAGGAGTCGATAGATCTGGTCCGCGAGAAGCGCATCTATGCATGGGCCATGAAGAACGGCCAGCCGGTCAACTTGCCTGTCGATAAATGGAACCACGCGCTCGATGCTGAGAGATATGTCATAGCCAGCACTCACGCGGTGCCTAGGTCAGATCCCAATCGTTTCCTTAAATACTCAGTTCGGTAGGTGAAGGATTCATCCTTTAAATCGCTCGACGAGTAGTAACATGCTCAACCATGAGTGAAACTAGCGTTGAGCGCCGTGGTGTTTTTCAGAGGTTCATAGCACGGCTCAACGCTTCAGCCAATCCTGAGAGTCCAGTCATCAAGCCCCGCACATATCCTGCGGCCGGAGGGAAGAAGTCCGGCACTGAGATGTTCTCCAAACGCGATCGTAGCATCAAAGAGTTGGAGAGCCTTGAGGTCCGCTATCTGCAGGGCGGCCCCGTGCGCGAGGCGGTCGACAGCTATCCCCTTTGGGTGCTGAGCAACGGCTATTACCTCGATGGCAAGGAAGAGTCCCTCATCAAGGACATGGAGACCGAGTTGGAATATCTCGACCTTGATGGCTCGATATGGCAAGGGGTCGTTGACTCGATCGTGTTCGGGGATGCTTTCCAGGAGCTCGTGTCCGGAAGCGGTGCGATGGAGGATAGCGTCGTCGCGGTGCTTCCGAGGCCTGCGAAGATGTTCGACATCGATGACGATGAGCACGGTCTCCCTACAGGTTACAAGCAATATCTCGACGCGAAGGGCGAGAAGTCGATTCCCCTCACACTCGAACAGATACTTCATGTTTCATTGTTCCACGTTGGAGGGTCCAAGTACGGCGTCTCCCTGGTCCAAAGCGCCAAGGACGACATCGACCGCGACGTCCAGATGATAGATTCGTTGGTCGGCTCGATCGAGAGGCATGGCCATCCCCGCTATCATGCCAAGGTAGGACAGGCCGGGGAGGACGTCCCTCAGACGGTGCTCGATGGCGTCGCCGATCAGCTGCACAATCTCAAGAGCAGCACCGAGCTCGCTACCTGTCAGGACGTCAACATCGTATCGCTCGATGCGTCGGGCGTCGGCAACACGAAGATCTATTCTGACCTGACGCTAGGGCGCATGGCCTGCGGTCTGGGCGTCCCGTTGGACGTTTTGGGAATGACCGAAGGAAGCAACAGGGCCACGGCCACGGTCAGGCAGCAATGCTTCGAGATGAAGATCGGGACGATTCAGAAGCGCCTCGAGCGCATCTACAACCCCATGCTGATCGACCGACTGTCAGGAAAGCCGGGAGCGATCAAGCTCAAGTTCAATGACATATCGCCCGAGGACGAGCTCAGGGAGGCACAGTACGTCGCAGCCGTGCTCGGGGCCGACCCGGTCAACCCGATCGCAGGGCCGAAGTGGGCTAGGAAGAGGCTCAAGATCTCCGAGGAGGAAGCGTTTTGAGGGGGCTCGCGGCAAGGATAGATCTCAATGATCCGTCGAGGATGCTCCCGACAGAGAACCGCAGGGCCAAGCAGATCACGACGGACTTCGACGCCATCCTCAAGAAGATCATGCTGAAGGTCGAGGAGCAGAAGGCTACCTCGCCGAATCAGATCGGCGCGATCGTCGAGTCCGAGCTCAAGACTTTCGATGCTCAGACCAAGGCCAAGTTCATAACGTGGGTCCAGGACACGCAGGACAGGGCCGTGTTCCGAGCGGACATACTTCTCAAGGCCTCGGGCCTCAAGGTCGGGCTCGCACTTGGACCGACGGGCATCCCCCAGGCCACGAAGGACATAATCAATATCAACGTCAACAACGACATCGAGAACCTGACATCCTCGATGAAGGCCAAGATAACGTCGGCGCTCATCGAAGGGATGGACGCAGGCAAGGCCCCGCGTGTGATCGCGAAGGAGATCTCCGAGAGCACGGCGGTGGAGCGCACGAGGGCGGAGCTCATCGCACGCACCGAGACGATGAAGGCGTTCAACCGTTCGGCCGAGTCACAGTACAAACGCCATGATGTCCAGAACGTCAAGTGGCTCGCGGCCCAGGACGAGCGCACGTGCGACGAATGCGGTGCCTATGACGGACAGGAGTATCCGATCGACAGTCACCCGGACTGCCCCGCTCATCCTCGCTGCAGGTGCGTACTTCTTCCGGTGATCCCGGAGGTGGGAGCATGAGCGACAAGCCGAAGATGCGCATGCTCAGCTTCGACCTGGACATGAGCAAGTATCAGGAGATTGAGGGTGGGCTATTGGTCAAGGACGTGCCGATCCTCGCATGCGGCGTATGGACGGACTCATTGCAGCAGACGCCTCTCCATTACGGGCCCAAGGCTCTTGAGGATTTTGCGAACAATTGGAAGGCCGATGGATATTGGGCAAGGCACACCGGCGGAGGCCCGAGGAGCGTCATGGAGCTGCTCGGGGACGTCCGCAATAGGCGCTTCGACCCGACCTTCAAGAGGCCAGGGATGACGGAGGCGGGCGCGTTGCTCGCCGATATTTTCTACTCATACTCAACACAGAACGGAAAGGACGCGGCCGCCCAGGCCATCGCGAGAGCGAAGATCGGGAAGCCGCTCGCCGTGAGCGTTGAGCATGGAGGGGTTGAGGAGCTCGACCCGAAAACGCAGATGCTGGAGGCCAAGACGCTCGAGTTCTACGGCCTCGCAAGCGTCGAGAAGGGAGCATGCAGGGTCTGCACGCTGCCCAAGAGGACGGACGAAGAGTCCCCCAGGAAAAACGAGGAGAACAACATGGCAAACGAGGAGTTGGCCAAGATGTTCTCGGACGCAGAGGCGAAGATCCTCGCGGCGGTGGACGCTAAGCTCGCCGCCCTTAAGATCCCTGCAGACGCGACCGAGGCCATCAAGACGATGAGCGCAGCCAACGACGGGCTTGTCAAAGAGCTCGCCGAGGCCAAGAAGACGATCGAAACCCTGAAGGTCGATGCGACCCGCAGGCTGGAGGCATTGGAGAAGAAGCCCAACCCCAAGACCTCGCCCGAGGAGCAGCGCATCCTTGAGGCACCTGTCCCGTCTGTAAGATGGGATCAGAAGAGCGGGCGCGTAGGAGGCAACTGAGATGGGAGACGTAGCAGCATTTCCGACCCTGACCAGGGTTCTGGTCTCTGGCGACAATGTCCTGCCCTACACGGCGACGACAGCCGTAAAGGCGGGCATGGTCGTGGCGATTGCAGATGCAGGAGCGAGCTGGGCCGTTGACAAGGCCATCAAGGGATCGGGACAGGTCCCGGTCGGTGTGGCATTGTACGACGCCGCTGCCGGGGCGAAGGTCGCCGTGGCAGGCATAGGATGCGTCGTGTACGTGGTCAACGCATTGGACGGGACCAACATCGACGCCGGACACACTGTCATCCAGGATGACAACGCGATCGGCGGATGCGTCAGCGAACTGCTCGCGGTCGGCACGGACGCGACCCCGCAGAAGATCGTCGGCGTATTGCTTGAGGACAACACGGCATCGGCATCCGGTGGGGTTTCCCAGTGCCTGATCACGCTCGGCCAGGTGACCGCGCACGCCTGAGGTGAAAAAATGACAAGAATGTTACAGATCGGACTCCAGCTGGACCGCGCCTACAACGACGAGAGGAAGCGCCTCCTGGGAATGATACCGAAGGACTACATGATCGAGGCAGGGGAGAGGAGAGGACCGGCAAGGGAGCTATTGCTCACCGAGGGAGTGGTCACGACCAACCTCATCCCGACCGAGATCTACAATACCGTCATCGACGGATCGAAGCCGAGGCGCTGCGCCATGGACGCATGCCAGGTCATCCCCATGAGCTCGGACATCGAGAATGTCCCTCTGGGCGGCACCGAGGAGTACGCTCCGGAGGTTCCGCAGGGTGCCAAGATCCCGCAGAACAACGACAACTACAGCTACCGGGCCTTGACTGCGATCAAGTACGCTGAGCTGCCATCGGTCACCCGCGAGATGATCGACGACGGCGCTTGGGGCATGCTCGAGCGCGAGTACATGATGGCCGGACGCAGGATCCAGAACTCCATCAACCGCAAGTGGATCATCTCCCTGGCGGACAACGCCGGCAACGAGCACGACGCGAACGGCTCCAACTGGGGATACGCCGCGGTCATCGCCGCCATGAAGGAGTGCGAGAAGGACGGGTTCATCCCTGACACCCTCGTCCTGTCCCCGGAGGCTGCGTACAAGTTGCGCGCCGACCTTGTGCCGAGCTCCAGCAACCCTGGCGCCGGAGACGAGGCCATCAGGACCGGATACCTTCCGACTCTCGGCATGAAGTTCTTCGTCTGCGGGATAAGCACCGCAGCGACCGCCGGAATGCCAGCAGGAACTCAGACCTGGGCCTATGCGGCCGACAGCAACATCGGCATGATCATCATGGACTCCTTCGCTGGCGCGTGCGTCGGCCAGAGGCAGGACATCATGGTCGAGGAGTACAAGGACCCGATCCGCGACCTCGCCGGTGCGAAGGTCACCTGGAGAGGCTGCCCCTCGTACTTGCAGTCCAACGCCGTCTGCCGCGTGGAGTACTGAGCAAGACCAACGTCCTGGGGCGTTCACCCCAGGCAAATCTTTTTCTTTCATATCACGGGGGTCTGGAAATGGTACTGAGCTCGGCGAACTGCGGGAAATATCTCATGCCTAAGTGGCACAGGATGCGCGTGAAGGCGATGATAGATCGTACGCAGTTCACGGCCGAAGAACTGGTTTGGCTCGAGGTCACCGCCGACCAGGGGACCGGCGCTCTGAATCCTGAGAACTTCAAGGCGCTCACCACACCGATCGACCCCCTCACTGAATCGAAGGACCGGGACATCCGGGAAGATCATGACAAGGCATAGGTGAAATAAATGTCAGACTGGCCAAAGAACGCATACGCCACCGCTGTGGCAAGCATCGCTGCCTCGGGGACCGACACCACGGCAGGCAATGTGATCGAGGTCGGGGATCAGGAAGAGGTGATCGTAGAGCTCAAGTTCACCGGGCACGCGGCAGGGTCCGCCGGTAACATCACGTTCTACTTCGCCACGAGCATCGACGGGACGACCTACAGCACCGCAGGAACGCCATTGGTGGCGCCATTGAACGCGAACGTCGCTGTGGTCAGTGAACCGTTCGTCATCCATACAGGGAAGGCCGTCCGCTATCTGAAGTTCTTCAAGATCGTCAACGGGGACGCGGCCCAACAGGTCGACACGCTGCAGGCCGTGATCAACGGGAGAGAGGCGGCCGCAAGGTGAGATCATGTCCAACTGCACGACCGCCGAACTTGTCTATGCGACAGGCAGCAAGTACGCAACGGCAGATCTGCAGGCGCTTATCGACAGGGCCGATCGTCAGATACAGGCAAAGCTCAATGCCGCACGCGTAACGGGGAGCGGGGACGCAATCAAGGAGGCCTCGCTCAGCCTGTCCACCTCGATGCTTCTTACGCGAATGAGGATGGACGGCACGAAGCCGGCATCGCTCAACCTCGGGACGCTGAGCATGAGCGACAACATCGACACGGCGATCGCCGCGCTCGAGAAGAGGGCATGGGAACTCGTTGAGGACCACATCGCCTACTTCGCATCGAGCAAGAGGTATCACGTCGCAAGGAGCGACTGAAGAAAGGATGGGAACAAAATGGCAGAAGAAGTAACGATGGCCGATTACGAGGCCAAAAAGGCCGAGCTTGCGAAGCTCGAAGAGGCATTGAAAGCGAAGGGCGAGGAGTTCGTCGCGGACGGAAAGCCGCTGTACAAATCGAAGATATTCTGGGCGAATGTACTGGCGATCGGCGCGATGGCCGGACAGTATTTCCTCGGCTACTCGTTGAGCGGCGAGGAAGTGGCGTTCGTCCTGGGCGGAGTGAACATCCTGCTGAGGTACTTGAACAAGGACATCTCGGGAATAGCCAACTGAGGTGAGGCATACGAACGCAGAGGAGATGACCGACCACGATCGCCTGATCCGGCTAGATGAAAGGTTCGGGCGGTTCATGGAGAGCTACAGAGAGGACACGCTTGAGATCAAGACAGTCATCTCCTCCATCAAATGCCCTTCCCCGAGATGTCAGGACCACGAGACAAGACTGACCACGATCGAGACGACGCAGGCGAATAAGAAGGATTCCGGGGCGATCGTCATCGCATGGGTCGGGATCATCATCGCGGTGGTTTCGGTGATCGTAGCGACATATGTCGCAGTGAAGGGTGGATAAGATGCCGACCTCCAACTGGACCGGCTCCGGAGCGGACAACCTGGCATCGACGCCTGACAATTGGGACACGCTCCCTCTGGCAGGATACGACGTCGTCATCAACACCGGGAACAAGGCGGTCACATGGGACCTCACGACCGCGATTAACTCGCTCACGATCGGGGCGAGCTATACAGGGACGATAACCCAGGCCTGCGATATGAACATCGGGGCAGGTGGGTACTCTCAGGCGGGCGGGACGTTTACTGGTGCTGGAGGGACCACTTATTGGATTAATTGTTCGGGAAGTTACATCCAAACCGCTGGAGTCGTGACCTCCGACAAGTCTCGTTTGCATTTTACTGGCGACGGTGCGACTTTTACGGGTACAAACACTAGACAATCATATCACTGGTTCGATGCGAATATTACAGCAACCGGGCTTCAATATACAAGCGGTGGGCTAAAGGTCAGTGCTGGTAAAACTGTAATCATAAATAACGGCGGCAGAATTGGAAGCTCCGCTGGTCTCAGTAATGTGATTGATGGAGCAGTAGTATCTATTGGTACTGGCTATTTATTGCTGATTACGTACGGGGGTGCCAACTATTTCCCGAAAATGAATTGCGGTTCGTGTAATGTTACACTTAATCATAATAACAATGCGGCGGTGAACATCGAATTTTTGGGAGACACCATTATTAAAAGCGTATCTATGGTTGGACCCGCGTCTTATAACGCTGTATTTGATTTGGCGGGGCATTCACTCACCTGCACATCATTGACTGTTGGCACTCGTGGCATCCTACTTGGCGGCGAAGGCGTGATCACAATCGACGGAGGGGCATTCGATTCTAGTGCAGGGACACTGACCGAAGAGACAAGCACGTTCATCTTCAACAGGAATAGCACGGTCAAGCTCGCGGCGGGGCAGAAGTTCTATAACGTCATCGGCAAGGCAGGCGTCCGCACACTGCTCAGCAATGTCACGATCAGCAACCTATACGCGCACGTCAACCCCGCGATCCTCGGAGCATTCGCGCTCACGTTGACCGATCCCGCCAAGGAGTACACCGGGCTCAAGCGCCCATTCATCAAGAAGAGGATCGACATCGGTCCTGTCGGGCTCACGGACTCGTGGATGCAGGACCTGGGAGCGCTGATCTGATGTCAAAGTCCCAATCGAACGATCCTGCAGTCATCACCGAGGAGATCATAGCGGCGAACGGACAGACTGCGAAGATCGTCAGCGTCCAAGATCATGCAGGGAACGAACTGTTTGGAGTGGACAAGGATGGTGATGTCGAGTTTGTATCAGAATCAGGCAAGAAGGGTGCATATTCCTATATCATCTGGAAATCCGGCACCACATACTATGCCATGAATGGTGCCACGCGCAAGATCGATTATAGTGGTGACGATTGTTCCACGGTGATTCAAAGCGTTTGCACGGCACTGGCGACGACTGGCGGTCGGATATTGATGCGCGACAGCACCTTTGAAATATTGACCACCGTCACCTACGCGGGTGGAATATACTTTGAGGGACAGGCGGCAATATTAGACCTTCGTGGCATAGACACGGTCGCATTTGATTGCAATGTATCTGGTTATGTTTATTACAAATATACCGGGTTTGCTGGATTCCGCGTCCTCGGCCTTGGTTCGAACGTCAACACAATGTTCGTCAGAATGACGCACATCATTTGGTCCTTGATATTTCGTGATTTAATCATCGAATCTGTCAACAACCCAATGCAACTAGGCGGGGCGAATTTCTTGGCAACGGTGGAAAACTGCCAATTTCTGACGTTCGGAGGTATCGGCATTAATATGCCGGACAGTTGGAATAATGGAATGTTAATCCAACACTGCACCTTCGAACCAGCGGGGGCGGGCCCTCATGGTTGGGGGATTAGAATAAGCGACACAGATATAGGAGATTGCCCAGAAGAAATAAAGATAGTGGGGTGTTGGTTCGAGCAGGTAGCTGGGTGTGTGTATACCGAGGGGCTGCACACGATCATCGATCATTGTCGCATGAGTACCGCTGCTGGCGACCTTGGTGGTTATGTCGTCCATGCTTGCAAGGCCGGGCACTCCAACTCAAACGGAATGAACACCGATATAAGTCATTGTTACATCCGGCACTCTGGAACTGCAACCAGCGCAATTTATCTGGAAGGGCAATACCAAGAAGCGACCATCATAGGGAACGTGTTCTACGCTTGCGTTTCAACGGAGATCGAGGCCACTAGCGATTGTTATATTCACATCGTTGGTAATACGTTTGACAGCAACGCCGACATTTCCCACATTAAGGGTCCGTTTTCATATTCTCAAATAATCGGTAATATCATATCAGGACATTCAGGGACACGCGGGACTGGAATCGCCATCACCAATTCGTCCGCATACGTTTATCAAGAAATAGTTGGAAATTCCTTTTATTTTCTTGAAAATGGAATAACAGGTGCAAGGAGAGGAACGATAGTAGGAAACAGTTTCGTATCGATCAGCACCATCTTGATTCAAGCAACCTATTGCGCCATATCTGCGAATTATTTTGGTACTACTGGAACACTGTCTTTAACTGGTTGCAAAGTAGTTGGAAACTATGGATATGTGACCGATAATCATGGCACATCGACCGGGACAGGATCGCAGCAGACGATCGCGCACGGGCTCTCGGCAGCTCCTACGATGGTCCTCCTTAGCGAGGGAACGACCGGAGGGGCCCTGGCCTATCAATCGGCTGCGGCCGATGCGACGAACATTTACATCACTGCCACTCTGAACATGACCTATGCTTGGAGGGTTGAAGTTTGAGCGCCTCCTTAGACCTCGCAGGCGGCATTGTGACCCTCGCGGCAGATTCGGTCAACTACTATTTCACGATCACAGACTCGGTCGGGGGCGGCGAGCTGATCATGGAGGCCGGGTCATCGATCGTGTTCGATGACGCAAGCGGAGCGGGGTTCCTCTCGACGTCCGAGGACTTCACGCTGACGATCAACGGCAACTCGACCTCAGGCTGTGAGATCAGGAGCGCATCGGCGAGCGCGACATATCGCTGGACGTGGCCCCCGCTCACCATCTCCGCGACCATCACAAGATGCACGTTCAGGCAGTACGCGACACCATTCTCGGCGCCTTCTGCATGGGCCCTTAACAACTGCATCTTCGATTACGAGATACCGACGACCTCGCCCTACAGTTTCACCGCATGGTTCCCGCATCGCGCGAGCCTCGAACACTTGGTAGGATATGACGAGGGAGGTTCTCCGACCTATGATGTGTCAGCGGTCGTGGAATGCTATCTCAATTACAAGCTCCAGAATGTGCTCGGTCCAGACGGGAACGATGTCACATCGGACTCCTATCTGCTCATCGATGGGGCGGTGACGGTCGCGCCTTATGACATGATCACTCTCCCTGACGGAACGAAAAGGCCGGTCAAGAATGTCGCCTCGAGCAACATGCCGACAGGTCAGACGGTCCTAAAGGTGGTGTACCTATGAGCATGGAGATCCACTGCAAAAGCCCCGAGGACCTGATCAAGGAGATCAACAGGCTGACGTCTGTATTTCCCGATGGCGTGAAGCAGGCGCTCTGGGAGCAGGCCAACGCGATCATGAACGACAGCTCGGAGCAGGTCCCTGTCGATTATGGTTATCTTCGCGCATCAAGGTACGTGAACGATCCATACTCGGAGATGAACAAGATCGGCATCGAGCTCGGCTATTGGGCCAATTACGCGGCGGCCGTCCACGGTATCCCTGAGCCTCCGATGAAGAGCGAGGGAGGAAGATCCGCTCATCACGAAGAGGGCAAGTGGCACTTCCTCAAGGACCCCATCGACGCGCACGCGCCTGAACTGAACGGCAGGATAGTCCTGCGCGTCGAGCAGATGCTTGGGGGTGAGCTCTGATGCCTCTGCTTGATGATCTCGCGACCTATCTTGCTGCTCAGAGCATCGGTACGGTGGGTGTTGACATCTTCACGGTCAAGATGCCCGACTCGCCGTCCGTCTGCATATGCCTATCTGCACGCCCAGGCCTCGCTCCGGACACAGTAACGACCAGGGAAGCGCCGGGCGTCCGCATCCAGGTGCGCAACGTTGACACGAAGGCCGGATCTCTCGCAGCGTTCACCAAAGCCTACGAGATCAAGAAGCTGCTTCACCGCAAGACCGGCCTGCAGCTCGGCACAGCATTGACGCTCTATCACCGCATCGATGCGACCGGAGAACCTGGATGGGTCGGTTCGGACTCGAAGGCGAGGCCGATCTATGAGGTAAGTTTTATCTGTCACAAGGAGGAAGAGTAAAATGGCATCTCAATATACCGCCGGAGAACTTGACGCGCTGTACTATGTGGCCGAATCGAGCTGGGGCGTCACCCCTACCGGGGCGCAGGTGTTCGGGGGAGACCTGATCAGCCTCAAGCCCGACATCGACCTGAACAAGCAGTTCATAATTCAAGCATCGAACAGGAGCTTTGGGGCCGTGTCCAATGGGCCATACAAGGCCGGATTCATGGCTTCGCTCTACAACCGCTCGGCAGTGGACTGGAGGACGTTCTTCGCGGCCTATGCTTATGGGTCGACCACAGGCATCGCGGACCACCTCGGTTCGTTCTCCGCACTTGTCGCCAAGAAGGTCTCGTCCAGCTACAAATACAACCTCTATAACGGATGCAAGATCAACACGCTCAAGATCTCCGCCGACAAGCCAGGGGCTCCCTTCGTGTTCGATGCAGGGATAAAATCCAAGTGGGTCACTCAGGGCACCAGTAAGACATTCACCGGATTGCAGTCGGTGACGATGGGCGCATACCCGGCCGTTCCTGCAAAACCTGTCGATTCATGGCTCACTGGCGTTCAGATCAACCTCGCGGCCGGAGGCCTTGCCGCGTTCCCGATCAAGAAGTTCTCGTTCACCGTCGACAACAAGCTCGCGGGAATGCAGGACCTTGTAACCGGGGCGGATGCTGTTCAATATCCGCTCGAAGCGGGACAGGGCATCAGCGAGGGTGAGAGGGATATGACCTTCGAGTACAGCATCGACTCGACCAACGAGACCTACACCAACAGCAAGCTCGTGAATCAAGCCGTCACGGCCTTGACCATCAAGATCGGTTCGTACACCATCACCTTATCGGGAGGAGTCTGGGAAGCGAACGACTTCCCCGAGCTCAAGCAGGCGTTGATGGAAGAGGGCGGCAAGATAAGGTTCAACGCGATGAGCATCGCGTGAGGCTGACATGGACCTTATCGAGATCGAGGACGCCAGGGAGGCAGGACCGCTTCAGAACGAGATCCCTCTCGAGGACCTCATCAGGCAGCACCGCATCCGATACGATGTCGCCACGTCGAAAGGGAACGTCCGCCTCAGGTTCATCGGCGCATTGAAACGCAGGACGATCGAGCTCGACACGGCGGCAGCGGACCCGGAGATCGCGGGCAGACGAGACGATCTCAAGACCGTCACCGCGATGCTCAAGGACCGCCCTGACGACAAGGACCTCAAAGCTCAGCAGCTGCAGCTTGCATCATCGCTCGAGGCTTCGTTCTTCGACCTATTCGCGGGATGCTTCGACCGTCCGCGCATGAGGAGAGGGACGGAAGTCATGGCCTTCGCCGATGCGCTCAAGCCGGAAGAATGGCGCATGGTGAGGGTGCTTCTAATTCAGCTCATCGCGGCGCGTCCATCGGGCGACGTGGCCACGGTCATGATAGACCTCTGCACCAAGTACGGCGTGAGGATCTCCGAGGACCTTTCCCTGGAGAACATGACCGCTCAGCAGATGTGGGTCCTAGACCAGGCGGCGACGGCCGAGTTCGACGCGATCGTCAAGCAGGTGAACCGATGAGCGACGGATGGGTGTTCGAGGCCGCAGAGATCTCCGGAGACTACGACTACGACGACGGGTCCGATCTCACCGCAGGGGACTCGTTCGCCAAGACGGGGCAGAAGAACGCCCAGGGAATGACGAGAGGACTCAACAGCATGATCAGCAACGCGAAGATGCTCGGCATCATGTCGGAGGACCTGCTCGGCCCGATCGAGATGCTCTTCGGCGCCATGCAAGTGACAGCGGGCGCGTTCCAGATGTATAAGGCGGTCAACTCGGCAATGGCCGCGGCCCGGTCGATACAGGAAGCGATGGCAGCCGCGGAAGCGGCCAACGCCGCCCTGAACCCGGCGATGTGGCCGAATCTCGCGCTCGCAGGCGTGGCGGCGGCGTCCGTCTACTCAGCCTTCCAGTTCACATCAGGGGAGTGGGAGTTCCCGGCGCCGGACCTGTCCAGCCCTTCGCAGCGCGAGGGCGTGGTCCGTTCGATACAGGGGGTCAACAATGGCTGATGCAGAGACTCTGACGTACATCCTTGATGCGATAGATAACGTTACTCCAGTCACCGAGAAGGTAACGGCTGGACAGAACGAAGTAGCGGAATCAGCTGCTAACGCGCAGGCTGCGATAGATTCTGAGTCCATATCGTTCATCAAGCAGATGACCGTCGCATCAGGATTGCACAGAGGCATATCTCAGTTGTCGAACGGAATGCAGACCTTGGGCGTGATCAACGATGATACCGCCAAGTCGCTTAACAAGGTGAACGCTGCCGTCGGGATGGTTGTCGGGGGGTTCCAGTTACTAAAGGTGGTCCAGCCGATACTCGAAGGGCTGAGGGCCACGGAGCTCGGCCTCGCTGCGGTCGAGACGTTCCGATCGGTGCTGAACAACCCGCTCGCGATGGGGCTCGTCGGGGCGGCTGCAGGCGCGGCGATCGGCGTCGGAGGGACGCTCATGGCGACGAACAACAACTCGAGCTCGACAAATGTCATTCAGACGATCGTGTTCGGCCCGGGGAGCTCGTCCGATCAGCGCAGCATGGCAAGGGCATCATTTGAAGCGATGGGGGGATTCTGATGGGTTCTGTATATTATTCGATCGGGACAGGAGATTTTACAGATACGGCTATATGGTCCTTGACCGTCGGGGGCGGCACGGCGGGAGTATATCCCCAAAGTGGGGATACTGCATATATCCAACCATCGCACACTGTCACTATCAGCACAAATATTGCGATTGGGTCCTTTTTTTGTAATGGAGGGGACCTTGTAATAAATGCTGGTCTAACGATCACGTTTGATAACAATGTCAGTAGTGGTCTCAGGATCACATCTACAAATTCCGGTGGAGTCGCTTTCAATGGAACATGTAATTCGCCGGTCATCTTCACCAGTGCTGCGGCGACCCCAACATATCCATATACAATAATAATCGCCAACACGGCCGCCATAGACACGAGGACCTTTTCGTTCGGGGTTTGCCATTTCCAGAAGATCAAACCAACGCTCGGATACTATGTCACCGGTTCCTCACTGGAATATCTGGTGTTCAATAATCCGATCACATTTACTGGCCCCAACTCAGGCCGGATCACGAACATCACTCCCTTAAGCAGGCAGCCGATCATCGTCGAGCATGAGATAGATGGCAGGCCATATTCCCGCGTTTACCAGAGAGGGTCCAAAGCAGGGACCATCACGATCAATGGAACCTGCAGGTGGGACTCCTTCATGTATGAGTCGTTGTTGGCGATGCAAGCAGCAAATGTCACATTGGCATTTTTCGGCGAGTATGTGCAGCTTCCGAGATGCAGGTTCGCCCAGAAGCCATCGTTCCAACCCAAGCCTGGTTCGCTTTACTGTCCGTTCTCGATCACGTTGATAGAGGACAGGTGAGATGGTGACGCTGGACACGAACTATGAGATCGTACTCTATCGCAAGGGCACGGCCGGGACGATCACTCTTGCCTTTAATGACAATTCGTTCATTGTGAACGGTTCCCGGGCCTGGTCGAAGAACGAGAACGACGTCGGAACGCTGGAGTTTGGCCTGTCCAACGGCTCTATCATTCCAGCCGCGAACTTCATGAGCTCGTCGTTCGCGGGATGGTCCGACGGAGTGACCGGAGCTCTGCAGCTCGGGGACTACGTCAAGTACTCACTTTATCCGACGTTGACCGGGACGAAGACTCAGGTATTCTACGGAAAGATAACTGACATCAGGCCGACCGCCGACGGACAGCTAAGGATCACCGCGATGGACTATCTCAAGGCGCTGATGCGTGAGTACGCGAAGATAGTTTATACAAATTACAAGGATGCTGGAGTGTTCGTTGATTCCACGGACGCACAGGGACGGGACACAATAACTGGTGTCTCCGATTCTGACATTGTTCAGCCGCTCGCATCTGTTAAGTTCGCGACAGCTGACACCAGGACGACCCTAGGCGACGATGGTGACACCGAGACAGCGCAGAACATCGTCGATGGGAAGGACGTCGCCCAACCTTTCTCGCCAACCCAAGACGGGATCATAGGCCTCAAGATCACCACGGCATGGACCGACTCCGTGAATGATACAGATCTAACGGTCGTTATCCAGAAAGACGATGGCACTGGCCAGCCCGATGGCGTGGATCTTGCTTCAGTGACGATCGACGTTACAGGTTCGCCGGAGATCAACGATTATGATATAGACTTCACGACCTCAGGGGCGCCATTAGTCATAGCGGTAGGTGCGGTCTATTGGGCCGTATTCTCGACCACTGCAACAAGCGAGACCCTGACCGTCAAGACCCGAGGCCCGGTGTCCGGGCAGTTCTCATCATATCTCTACAAGAGCGATGGCACTAACTGGTCAGTTCAGAGCGGGGCCGTGCTCTATCTGAAAATTGATTCCGTAATGTATCAAGAGATCGACCCAAGCGATTATTCTCTGAATGGGACCACCATCACCATCTTAGAGGGCGTTGAGATCCCGAACGATCCCACGCAGAGCTATGTCACTATTAAGAGGGGTTTGCTTTCGTATTTCTATGGAACGGTCACTAATCAAGCGATCGCTGACGCTTTGACGAAGCTGAACACTGGACTGGTAAGCAGTTCGAGCGCCAATCAGGTCGCGGCAAGCGGCACGTTCTCAACTGAGGGGAAGAAGCTCCTCGAGGCCTTACAGGAACTCGCGGATCAGTACATGAGCTCAGGCGCATGGTCGGGGTATCAGCTCGCATTCGCACATTACGAATCCGCAGGATCTCAATATCTCAAGTGGGGAAAGCGCCTCACGACGGCCGACAGTTCGTATGTGACGTTCAGCTATGGTTTGGATGGGACAACTGATGAGGAACATCGTATCATTGATTACTCTGGCCTAGAGCTCCGCTCAGACCTGAGACCTCCCCGCGTCGTTATGATCGGGACGGATGCATCTGGCCGGCCTCTTTGCTATACGATAACGGACAAGGCCTTGACAGATAGCTTCGAGACGCGCATGGAAGGATTCGCGAACGTGCAAAAGGTAGTCGATGAGAACCTGGCAACGATGGCCGACGTCCGATCTCATGGGGATGGAACGATCGCGAAATACGCATTTAATGTATGGGAGGGCCCGATAGTCGTCTCAGGCGTGTACCCTGATCTCATCGATCTCGGCACGGGCTCGACGTCATTCGGTTCCGGGAAGATCATCACTCTCAACCTGTCGCCTCTCGGGATCTCCAACCAGAAGTTCAAGGTCAAAGGTGTCCAGGTAGAGGCCAACCAGACCACGATCACGATCAGCAACGTGGACCTGGCCGTCATGAACGCCCAGAAGTACTACAATCTCAAGGCAAACAGGACCGAGGCGTTCTACGCCCCTGTCGGACTGGCTGATGACGTCTACATCGCTGTCTTCTGCGACTCAACCGTGTCGGGCTCAGCATATCATATGACGCTCGAGGACAGCACCGGGACCGCGATCACGGGCCTCGTGCCGGTCCTCTGCGCTAAGCACGTAGTTGCCGCGTATAACCTGAACGTCTACCAAGGGATATTTGAGAAGGACAACGGGTACTCGGCCCCCCCATATGGTGTGAGATATATCCGGCTATACAGCGGGGCCACGCTCATCGCTACGTACGATCTGTACAGCGCTTCGGCGCCGGTGAGGGACGAACGCTTTGACAAGTTCAAGACGATGCGGTTGATTGTTGACTTCATGACAAAAATATCGTAACAATTTTAATCAGATGCGGGAATACAAGAACTCATGGGGGGAGACAGAGTGCCGGAGATACGTTACCGGAAGGTGAAGCAGAGATCAGAAGAGGTCCCAGGAGGATCAAGGACCTGCTCAAATTGTGGCATGGTTTATCCGGGTACAGGGAC